ACGGCGCAGTTAAAGCAGCCCCCTGTCACTCTGGCTGAGGAAGTGCTTAAACGCTGGTTGAAGGAGGATTTAGGCAGGTTGCAGGCAGTAGCATCGAATAGTACAGCGACAGTGACCGGATCAGCTTCACTAGCCTACGCTGCATCATTGGAGGTAGGTAAGGTCATTACTCTGGATGCGCCGTTACTGCTTGCAGGTTCTGGCTCAAATATCGTGATTCAGATTGAGAATGCTAAAGGTTTAGGTATTGATCTGGATAAGCTAAATGCAGGGCAAGGCGTACTGTTTCCCTTAGGCATATCTTTTCAGGTAGTTTCAAGGGAAATAGTAAATGGTCAGATGGTTTATACACTGAAAGCCTTAACTAACTAGATTTCAGAAATTAATTTGGACCACTCCATTCGGGGTGGTTTTTTTATGGAGCATGAAAAATGCCAGATCCAAATGAAGAACGGCTGAAATATCTATTTAATACATCAGCCATTGAGGTACCTCAGGCCAAAGAGGGAGATAAGCGTACATTTAAAGGTACGGCGTATAGCGGTGGACGTGTAGATGGTCACTGGTATTGGGGCCGTACCGGGGTGGTCTTTGATCTTGAGGGTATCGAAATTGATTCACCTACTGCATTACTGGAAGAGCACTTCGGCTCTAATCGTATAGGCGTAGTTAAAAAAGTCGATACCAATGGAAAGATCGATGTAGAAGGACACTTCCTGACTAATGAACGGGCCAAGGAAATTGTTCAGGACTCTGATGACGAGTTTCCGTTTCAAATGTCTATGTTCATTGATCCAGGCTCAGTTGAAGAGGTAAATACAGGCCAGACTGTTGTGGTTAATGGTCAATCATTTACCGGACCTATCGCCGTTTTTCGTAACAACCGTATTCGTGAATTCACGATCTGCTCTACCGGTGCTGATCGGAACACATCAATCAAAGCCTTCTCAGGCAAACCTAACTCCAATCAACCACCAGAAGAGGACACAGACGTGACCGAATTAGAAAAAGCACAGGCTGCTCAAAAGCAGGCTGAAACTGAGCGCGATAATGCACTAGCTGAACTCAAGCAATTCAAAGCACAAAAGCGTTCTGATGAAATTGCAGCTTTAGAAACTGAGCTGAAAACACAGTTCAGTGCTGAAGACAAAACGGCTTATACCAATATGGATGATTCGGTTTTCACCTTCACGGCTAAACAGCTTCGCCAATTCTCGGCAGGCAATCAACAACCACCAGCTGGACAACAGCAACAACAAACACCAGGTGTAAATCCAGCATTTGCTCACTTGTTTAGCCATCAAGCTAATCCTGGGCAAGGTGGACAGGCTCCACAAGGTTCAGCACTGGACCAGGCATTTAACCAGTTTCCCGCAGCACAACAACAGGGGACTAAATCATGAGCCAAGTCATAACTGGAACTATTGAAAATAAACAGTTGGTGGTCGGTGATGGTATTCGTACCGAGAATGCCAAACCTAAAACAGGAGTCATCTATTTACGTGGGGATTTATTATACGTCGATGCCAACAATGTAGCAGATCACCCGACGGTAACTGAAAACGTAGTAGGTGAGTGGAATGCGATTGCACTGGCAGACATGAGTGCAGAGCAGTCGACTTACCATGCCAATCATAATCTCGAAATGCCGATCTATGTACAAGGTGCCTTTGATGTGGCTGTTGTTACAGTCAAAGGTGAGGCGCTTGTAACAGGCCAGATGGATGCTGTGCGGGCACAGGGATTAAAAAATAAAATTGAACTTCGTAAAGTGGTGGGGAACTAAGACATGAGTCAAACTTTTACATTTCAAAATGCACCCATTGAGTTGCTGGATGTACCACAGCTGGTGCTGCTGACTGATACTACTCAAAAGGTGGATACCTGGTTGATGGACCGGTTTTTTCCTCAGCGTGTTTCTTATACCAAGAAGGAAGTCCCTGTAGGTGAGCTGAACACCGCAACCCCACTTGCACCTTTTGTCACTCCGACAGCAGCTGGCCGACAGATCAAGGTAGGTGAGTCTGGTAACGTTAAATTCGTGAAACCAGCTTATTTAAAGCCGATGATGACGGTGATGCCAAGCGAAGTACAAAATACGGCGCTGATTTCACAACTACGCCGTTATGGTGTGATTGCTACAGGCTCAAATCGATTGTCTGATGCAGACTTGCTGTTAATCGACCAGGCACAAAAGGCTCTGTACCTGCGTCAATCTATTGAAAACCGGAAGCTGCTGATTGCCCGTGATGTACTGCTATATGGTAAGACTACTTTTGCCTCAGCAGATTTCCCGATGTACGAAGTGGATTATGAGCGGAACCCGGCCTGTAACTTCACACCTCTAATTAAATGGGGACAAGCAGGAGCCACACCGGTTAAGGATATTCAGGCGATGATTGACTTGGCTGTTGAACATTCAGGTACATCACCAATCATGGCATTAACCACTTCTAAGGTGTACAACACATTAACTAAAGATCCTGAGTTTAATGAGAAATTCATTACGCCGTATAAAGGGATCAGTGTGCCGCTCACTCCAACCTTTGATCAATCTGATAAGCCACAATTCCGAGGCACAGTGGACAATATCGAAATCTGGACCTATGACGCTAAGCATAGTATGGGAGGGAGTACCGAACGCTTTATCCCTGAAGACTTCTTTGGTCTGGTTGCCGATGCCAATGGCTGGATCGCACATTGTGCATTGCAAAACGTTGAAGCATTCGGTCAGGCTCTAGAGTTCTATTTAAGCCAATGGCAAGAAAAGAATCCTTCAAGCATTCAATTACTCGCTGAATCCTCTCCACTGGCTGTTCCAAACAACAAGAACGGTTTAGTGGGTGGTCGTGGATTCGTATAAGGAGAACTCAATGCCAAAGTATATTGCAAGACAGTCGATCGGACATTTCCGTCCAGGTCAGGAAATAGAAGGGCTTGAAGCTAAACAACTTCAGGCCCTTTTAGCATCTGGTGCTATTGAAGAATATCAGGAGCCGGAAGAGCCTAAAGCAGATGGTACCGCTGCACGTTTGGCTGAGCTTGAAAAGGCCAAGCCAGCGTCTAAGTCTAAGACCAGTGACAAGCCAGCTGAACAGGGTGCTGATGCAGCCAAGTAAGGTGATCTATGTACGCAACAGAAGCAGACATGGTGAAGCGGTTTGCTGATGACATTGAAGAACTAAAGCTGATGCATGCAGATGCAGCAGCTTCTATCAATGAAGCACTTCAGGATGCGGCAGAAGAGATTAACGGTTATATCGGTGGCCGTTATCCTCTGCCTCTTCCCAATGTGCCCAGTAATCTGAACCGCATGGCCTGTGATATTGCCCGTTACCGGCTTTATTACCAGCAACCCACTGAAGAAGTACGTAACCGTTATAAGGATGCGATTAAATTTCTTGAACGGGTACAAGATGAAAAAGCACATCTACAGATCCAGACCGCAACCAATGAAATTGTAGATGATCAGCCCAAGGGCCGGCCTACCACAATGCCCATCGGAACCAGTTATGTAGGAGGCGTGTTTGGTGATGAAACGCTAGACAAGATGCCTTCATTTAAATAAGGAGGAGGTATGGCTTTTGCTATAACAATTCGTCCTGACAATGAATCTGCCGTAATGGCGGTACTGCAGCATATGGCCGATTTCGACAGCAGAAAGGAGGATATGTTTGTCGAGATTGGTGGCTATGGGGTTCACTCCACTCAAGACCGGTTTATCGGTCAGCATGATGTAGATGGTAATCCATGGAAACAGTCATGGCGGGCCCAGATGCAAAATGGTCAAACAGGCCGTGATACGGGTGAATTAATGAATGAATTGCACTATAACCTGCGCCCTGATGGTGTTGAGTGGGGTTCAAACAAAATGTACGCCCATGTTTTTCATTTTGGTGCAACCATTCTGCCTAAAACGGCGGAGTACTTAATCTTTGCGGTGGGTGGCCAGTTCAGGAAAGTGAAACAGGTCAATATCCCTTCTCGTACCTTTCTGGGCATCAATCAGGATGATGATGAAGAGATCCTTAATATTATCGGGAGGCATATAGGTGTCTGACTTTTTTGCAGTACGTGGAGAAATTGCCGAGAAGCTCAAGGAGATTCCGGATTTCAAGCAGATCTATACGCCGTTGAACTCTGTACTGGTGACTGAGATGTCTCAGATAACTCCATCCGCTCACGTCAACTTCGTGCGGATTCGTCCTAAGGATAGTGCGGGCAAGGGAAAAATGAACATGATCAGCCAGCAGTGGGCGGTCACTGTGGCCTGTAAGAATGCCCGTTCACAGTCTACAGATGGTTCAGCGGTAACAGATCAGGCAGGTAATCTTCTTGAAGATGTTATTCAGTTGCTCTCAGGTTGGAAGCCAGCCTCGGCACGTGGAGAATTGATGCTGGTTGATGTGAAAGAAGCCTTCAGTACAGGTTTTGCATATCTCACAGCAGTATTTGAATCAGAACGATTTATCTAGGAGCCAGTCATGGCAGCAAAAAGGGTGAGTTCGTCGGTGGACTGGATGATGCTCAAATCAAAAAATTACTGGCAGACGGCGTGATTCAGGAAGTCCCTGAACCAAAGCCAGCTGCTTCAGCCAAGAAAACCACAGGGGATGAAAAGTAATGGCTAAGGAATATATTTCTCTACAGGGTAAGTTCTACTTATCCAAGCTGTCGAGTGGCATTGCCGGTGCCATGCGTCATATTGGTAATGTGCCCGATTTTGAGCTAGAGATCGATGCTGATGTGATCGAGCATCAAGAATCAACATCAGGTAAACGTACAACTGACTTCACTATGGTGAATACCACAGCGGTAAGTTTCAATGGAACACTGGAAGAAGTAAATAAAGAGAATCTGGAATATATCGTTTCAGGTACTAACACTGAAGTCGCTACAAATACGGTGACTGATGATTCCCTTGGAACGGTGGTTGCGGGTGAAGAAATACAGCTGGAAGGTTATAACCTGAAAGAAGTTTCATTTAAGGACTCGACTAGTGGTGCTGCCAAGACAGTTGATCCATCAAAATATAAAGTGGATGAAGTATTTGGTACTGTGATTTTCCATGATGTGGCTGATCTGAACATGCCGATTCTGGCCAGCTATAAAACAGGTGCGGTAACTCATACTTCACTTGCAGATGATTTTGATGAAGAGTACGAACTATTCTTTAAGGGTATCAATACGACAAATGGCAAACACATGGCCGTTCGTTTATGGCGAACCAAGAAGTCACCGGAAACCACTTTCCCTCTGATTCATGAAGAGCTGGGTGAGTATGAAATTTCGGGTCAGGCTTTATCTGATACAGAACGTGGCATAGATCCAAAATTGGGTTTATATGGCCACATCGTGACAATTCCTACAGCAACTTAATCAATCAAGCAAATACAGGCACAGGGGCGCATTAGCGTCTTTTTTTGTGCCTGTTCACTAAAAGATTTATATTAAACAAATTAGATAAAAGTTAATTAAAATAAATAATCTATATTTAGGAAGATGAAATATAAGCTTTATTTTTTCACAAATTATCTAGATATATTAATAAGAATGAGAATAATTATCAAAAATTAACAGATGTTTTGATGTTTTACTTTTAACATGGGCACCATTAGGCATCTATGTTGAATTGAAAAATTAAAAATGGAGAACATAATTATGAAATATCTCTTCTTGGCGCTAACAGCAGGTATATTTCTAATGGGGTGTAATTCTAATATGGCTAAGGCTTCTAAAAATCCTACTACAGACGAATCTTCGGAAAATTTAAAGCCTAAACAGATCATCAATGTTACTGAAGAACAGCAATTACTAAAGTTTATTGGACCAAATAATCAAACATATATCCTTAGAACTACAGATAACTTTGAAACGGCAGAACTAAGTGATCAGTCAGGTAAAACTTATCGACTTAAACGAGCCGTATCAGCAAGCGGGCTCCGCTTAGCAAATAGCCAAGGGGTATCAATCCACTTTAAAAATGGTGAGGGTATTCTACAACTAATTAAGGATCAGCCTATCAATGTTACTGAGGTTAAGCCTTAAACCTGAGAGATAAACATAGTATTAAATGAATAAAAGCACCTTCGGGTGCTTTTTTATTTCCTGAACTTTACTTTGAGATTCCATCATGAATGATTTTTTTCTAGCAGCTAATCGCTCTATCACAGTGAATGATGTTGAAGTCCATCAGATCCAGATGAAAGATTTTGACCAATGGGCGGTACATGCCGAAAAGATAAAAGGCTTCTTAAAGGAAAAAGATTATTCAGATGAAGTTTTGACTCAACTTTTTAAGGCTCATTCAATTGAAGTGCTGAGTATATGCAGTCTGGCCACCAGGCTTCCAGTAGCTAGTTTGATTGATCTAGCCACAACATCCGAACAGCAATTTAAAGAAGTTTTATCAGCAGTACTACAGGTCAACGGCGCTTACTTTAAAGAAGATCAGCCTAAACGCCGTAATAAAAAGCAGGCAGCAAAAGACAATGATTCAACCTGGTTTGACTCATTCCAGTTGCTGATCAGTGCTGGTCATACTCATACCGAAATCATGAATATGACTTATGGTGCTTACAGTGAGTATTTAAAATCAGCCCAAAAGGATTACCGGAATAAGCTTGCAGCCCTGACCAGTGTGGTGAGATCTGCTCAGCATGCATCTGCTAAAGAACTAAAGAAGTTTCTTGATGAGCTAAAATAATAATTATTGTGAATTAATTAACAATTTCACATAATTAAATTTACCTTTCCCGACTAGAATGGTCTGCATTATAAAAGTGCACTTGAGCTTAATCATGAAAAGAGTATTAACAGCGGAAAGTAAAGCAGCATATAAGAAATGGTTTAACTCATTCAGCAGTGACGAGCAGAGAGAGTTAGTGAATATGGGTGTGGCATGCGGTGCCGACTCAAAGTTTTTTAAGCATGAGATACTAGACCTCCTGAGTCATCTTGATAATGAGAAGCTTAAAAGCAATAGAATTTTATTCAAGAAATTTGCTGAAAGATATATTTCTTTAGTCCCTGATCATATTCGACCTCATGTGAACTGGACACTTCTGGAAAACAGTCGTGACTATCGCTCCTGGTTTGCCAACAGGCAGATGTTTGTTTTTAACTGTCTGGTCGTTAAAGATATTTATGAGCATAGCAAGGATAAGAATTCGAGCTATTTATTATGGGCCCCTATCATTGATGACCATACCCCAGAAACTTGTAAGAGTTTCAGTAGCAAAATATTTAATATTCTTGATAAGGAGTTTCAGGAACAGGCTGTTGAGCATTGGAGCAGACCGCAAGAAGGTTGTAGATGCAGTTTGATTTCGATTACTCATGCACAGGCAGAGAAATACCTGATGGACATGAACATGAGTGCATAGAATAAAGAGATATAAGTGAACACGGATGTTCTTTCACATTGCGATAATTTAGACCAGTCGGTTAAGATGCTCGAAAATGTAAGCATTGCGGATCAACCATTGAATAAATAATTTAAATTTTTATCACTTCATATAGCCCACCATTTGGTGGGTTTTTTATTGCGAGTAACAATATGGCCGGTAAAGAATTAACCTTTAAAATTGTGATGGAAGCTGATACTAAGAACTATGTATCGAATATCAAGGAATCTGAAAGTGTTACCAAGGCTATTTATACCGCAATAAAACAGGAATCTGAAAAACTGAAGGCTGCATCTGAAGAGGCTGCTCAAGAAATTGGAAAAATAGTTCCTGATGATTTGCAGAAGAAAGCTGATCAGGCTGCCAGCAAGATCAATAATCTTGGTAGCGAACTTCAGGATACTGCAACTAAGGCAAATAAGGCAGGCTTTGAAATCGGTGAAGCCATTCCAGGTGATACAATTCAGCTGGCGGAAATATTAGGTACTAAATTCTTTACAGCGGCCAAGGAAATTGAAGCTCTTGGTGACAAATCGGTTATCAGTGCTAGTGAACTACGCTCAATGTCGAGTATTGGTGAGCAAGGTCTTAATGAGCTTAACTCAGCACTAAAAGCTGCTCAGGCTGAATTGGTTCGTTTGCAAAGTACGGATGGTACCTTAAAAGATATTGAAATCGCCAAGCAGCGTGTTCTAAGTATTGAAGATGCTATTAAAGAAACATCCAGTGCATTTAATTACTATCAGGACGTTGCTGTAAATGCCATGCGTGGCGTGGACAATGCCACCCAATCGACCATTAACCAGTTACAGCAGTTCAGTGCAGTAGATCTATCAGGTGTAATAGGTGAAGCGCAGACTGTAACTCGTGCTATCGAGTCAATGGGAAGCGGTGCAACAGTATCTACGCGTGAAGTTCAGCGTATTGGTGAATTAGGCTCTAACGCGATTAATGCCTTAGAAAGAGAACTGAACGAGGCTAAATTAGCTTGGCAGGCCCTATCAAGTGCCAGCCATGATATTTCTCTTGAAGAACTGAATCAGGCTAAACAAAAAGTTGAACGCTTGGAGCAGGCTCTGGACCTGACTGAAAACTCAATGAATGAGTTTAAGAGTGCGACCCAGCAAGCAGTACCGGTGGTGGATCATCTGGATCAGTCTCTGGAAAAGACAAACCATGAGCTTAAGGATACAGAAACTTTCGGGCAACAGGCGGCAAGTGAGGTTGAAGGCCTAAGAAATAGCTTCAATGCTTTAACCGGTGTTTTGGCTGCAGTGGGTATTGGTACAAGTGCAATGGAAATTGCACAGGTATCTGATCAGTATAAAACGCTATCTGGCCGTATTCAGATTGCGATTGGTGATAATGCCAACTTAAAACAGGCAATGGATGATGTTGCAAATGTAGCCATAAAAACCAATTCTAATCTTGTGGCTACCGGTGATCTGTTTGCACGGCTGACTAAAATTGGTCAGGAGATGAAGTGGCCGCAAGAGCAGGCTTTAGCACTGACTGAAACTATTAACCGCGCCATTCAGGTGGGTGGTGGTAGTGCAGAAGCGAATGAAGCTGCAATTACCCAGCTTAATCAGGCGTTAGGTTCAGGTGTACTACGAGGTGATGAGTTTAACTCCATGGTTGAACAGTCACCCCGACTGACACAGGCCATGGCCGATGGATTGGGTGTGACTACTGGCCAATTACGTGAGATGGCTAATCAGGGACAGTTGACCACCGCCATAGTGACCAAAGCCATTTTAAGCCAGAGTGAAGTAATCACTGCCGAGTTTAATAAATTCCCAGCTACGATTGGCGCTTCTATTGAGAACCTGAAAACAGCCTGGACAATTTATATCGGTGAAGCAGATGCAGCGAGTGGAGCAAGTGCCAAAGTAGCTGAGGCCTTAAAATTTGTTTCTCAAAACCTTGATGCACTTATTACAACCCTTACTGCTGCAGCTCAGGCATTCATCGCTTATAAAGCTATTGGAATGGCAGGGGTGTTGCTGGAAAAAGCTAATGCGGCAAAGGCTGCTCAAGTTGAAATTGCTGCAGAAACCTTAGCACTATCTGCCAACACGGGAGCAAATACGGCCAATGAACGTGCCACCCGCCTTACAGCATTAGCTAAAACCGAACTGGCTGCTGCAACTGCCGCAAGTGCAACTGCAAATACAGGTGCAGTAGGGGTATTTGGCAAGGTTACTGGCGCAGCAAATGGGCTTAAGGCAGGATTGGTTTCTGTTATATCCAGGTTTGGAGCATATGGTGCTGCAGCAGCCGGCGTTATAGTCATTGGTGACCTGCTTATCAATAATTTTCAGAAACTTGATGATTGGCTACTCCGACAGGGCTCAAATTTCTTCGATTGGGCTATAGCGAGAGTAACAGGTACAAAATCGCTGGCCGAACAGGAACGCGATCTGGCAGCAGCTGAGGAGGAATCACGAAAGAAACAGGAAGCAAGTGCTGCGGCCAAGGAAAAACATGCTGCAGCTGCCGAGAAGAGTAGAGATAAAACCTATCAGCTGACCGAACAATCCAAAAAGCTTATTACAGAGTTTGATGGATTAATTGCAAAGGGTGAACCTGCTAAAGAAGCCTTGGAGAAAGTCTCTCAGGCTATGAAGTTTGATTCGACCAAAGGTATTAATGACGCAATCACTGCTTTAATTCTGCTGCAAAACCAAGGGAAAATTACGGGCGAAGAATTGCAAGGGAGTTTAGGCAAGGCTCTAGACGGTAAGGACCTGGTTGTTTTTGAAGCGAATGCCAGAGCTGCTTTTGCAGGAACGTCAAAGGAAGCTGAAAAGAATGCTCAGATAACTGAAGCTGTAATGAAGGCGGCATTAGATCGTACCGGTCTAAGTACAGAACAGCTTCAAGGTCGTTTCTCAGCTGCATTTCAATCCGCCAGTAATGATGTTCAGATTATTCTCGGTAATCTTGATCAGTACAAGCAAAAAGGTATTGATACTGGATTAGCTCTAGCATCCAACCTTAATAAAGCAATTGATACCGCCCAGACTCGTGCCGAACTGGACTATGCCAAGAGCTCTCTAATTGCGCTTGAAAAACAGGGGTTGATTACTGGTGAGCAGGCTGCATTCGGCCTGAGCCTGATTGAAAAAAAAGCCGCTCAATTGCCAGCTGCCTTAAACCCTATAGAGGCCGCATTCAGTTCTCTAGGGATCAAAACCAAAGAGCAATTAAATGATGTGGCGATTAGTGCTCAACGGAACTTTGATGTTGTAAGTAAAAGCGGGCAGGCAACTGCTGAAGCTATTAAGCAGGCTTATATTCAGATGTTAAATGCCGCATTGGCAACAGGAGATAAGGCCCAGATTGCAGCTGTTCAGGCAAAAGCAGCAAGTCATGGGTTACAGGTGCAGATTGATGATACTGGTAAAGCAGTAGTTCAGACGGCTTCGGAATGGGTCAAGGCGAATAACCAGATTGAAAATTCTGCACGAGGTATTAAGGATGGCTACCGTGAAGCTGGCCGAGTCGCAAGAGAGGAGGCCAAATCCTCTACTGAAGCCTGGTCAGAAGCGCTTACTGCCATGCAGGGCAAGCTTAAAGCCTCTAAAACTGGAGTCATGGCTAAAAATGGTTATTCAGTTGATGAGATTGAGCAGCAGCTGACTGAAATGGGATATAGCGGTAATGCCCGGCAAAAGGCTAAGGAGCTATTCGAGACGGCCCAACAGGGTCCAGGTGGTTATTACCGTTCAGCCTCTCATGAATATGCTGCGCGTTATGGTGTCTCTGCATACGACAACCAGAAACAGACCGGCAACTACATGTTCATTGCCGAGCAGCTGGAAAAGCTGGAAGAGTATGCAGGCAAGTCGGGCAGTACTGGTTCCAGAGTCAATGTAAACAATCTGGCCCCGGACGTGAGCTATCCTAAAAC